TCTACTACGTCATCCTGCACTTCCTGCCGCCAGCTCTCGGTTTGGGTTATGACTTTGAGTGGAGTCATCAGACTCGCCCCTCTTTCGTGCGCCACGCGGCGTTGTCGCTGTCGTTGAGGAAGCGCGAGATGAACTTGTCGTCGTGCTGGTTCATGGCTTCCACCAACCCGCCACCATGGGCGAGATTGAGCGGCACAGAAGCCACCCGGTGCCAGTCGCCCTTCCAACCAGAGGACGCGGAATTGCGATGGAGCGTGTTATGCTCAATCGCCTGCGCCACCGGATAATCAGTGCGAATTATGGTTTTCTCGCCATCAAACATGGCCCAAACGGAACGGCCACTGGCCGCATCCCAATCGATCAGCTCCCAATCGCCGTCCCGTATGGTCATGGTGTTAGCCCCGTGCGGCCGTGAACGCATCGGCACGTTCGGCCTTGCGCTCGCCAACAAGGCGCAGAGCCTCGTTGTAGGGGACTTCGATGGTTTCGCCGCGCTTGTGGCGGATGCCCTGGCCGTCCCACCAGTCATTCAGCAGGCGGATCGGGTAGAGTTCTTCGCCCTTTTCGCCCTTCTGAATGTCGGAGGTGTCGAACTCGGGCACATAGCCGCCGGCCTGCGAGAGGCGAGCCGCCATCTCGTGCGCTGCCTTGGGCTCGCCGGGGTAAGGCGCGGGCTCCATGGTTTCGCCAGCCCGTTCTTCACGGACTTCCTGCGCCGAAGCAACACGAGGGCCGCCCAGAGTGGGCAAGGTGTCGCCGCTGGCAGCTGCCAGATCGCTCTGGCTCACCGGTTGCACATCGGCATCGGCAATCCGCTGGCTGCGCCTGTCGGCGCGGTCACTGGTTGCTTGGCGGGACTGATCGGACTGAGCCTTGGCGGCTTCGGCTTCTTCAACCTTCTGCTGCAGGGTTTCGTCCGACCAGCGGCCATCGACTTCGAGCCCAAGCTTTTCGGCTCGCTTCTTCAGGTCACTCATTTGGGGTTCTCCAAAATGAAAAAGCCGCCCGTAGGCGACCCTTGTTGATGCGGTGGACTGTTACCCGTTAGGCGGCGGCGGAGAGGCCGAACACGTCAGCGATGAGGCCCAAACCGGCCTCGTTCTTGACGCGAAGGGTGCCTTCACCGATCAGCACGAACTTGCTGTTGTCACCAGTCTTGGCGAGGTCTTTGTCCTCGGCAATGCGGCGCAGCCAGTCGAAGCTCATCATGTCGGTGTCAATCAGGAAGGCGTTTCGCGCCACCCCGGCGTTGACCGCCATGACGCGGTTGGGATGCACGAGAACCTTGCCGAACGGGCCTTCGTACACATCGGCATTGCTGATGATGGTCTTGCGGCCATCGGCCGAAGCCGCATAGCGGAACTCAGCCACGTTGGGGTCCGACATGAAGGTGACGAACACGCTCTTGACGTAGGGGGCCACCACGAGGTGACGCACATTGCCGCCGGAGGTGTAAGCCTGGCTCATGACGTTATCGAGCAAGGTCTTGGTGAAGGCGCGCTGGGTGCCGTTGGTGGCGGGATCGACCAGGCCGTCAGTCTCGTCAAAGCCGCCGTTGGCGCCCGTTGCGCCGCGGGAGACGTTGGTTTCAAGCCAGGCCGGCAGACCGGCAGAGACGCGGGTTGCGCCGCCGACAGAGCCGACATTGGAGACGATGGAATATTCCACGTCCTTCTTGATCTCGACGCCCTTCTTGAGCTTCTGGTATTTCAGCTTCTCAACCTGGCCGGCGTTATCAACGGCTTCCTGGGTGTTCGACACGATGCCTTCCTTGCGGAAGATCTGCGTGTAGTTGCCGACACGATCAGGCGGGGCAATCGCACCGAAGATGTATTCGTCGCCTTCGGTCTGAACATTGGCGCCGGGAGGGGCCAGTTCATCGATTTCCCACTCGGGATGCACGGAAACGACCTTGCCCTTGGGGATCAGGGAATAGATCGGGGTATCTTCGGGCGTGATGCGGTTCACAACGTCCGACAGTTCTTCACGATTACCAACCGCATTGGTCGTGCGGTAGGTGTTTGCTGGTGCGGCCACTACGGCCTCCTATGGATGAAAGGGTTGGATCAATCGAAGTCGATTGCCATGGCGTCATGGATCGACCCGGACTTGTTCAACCGGGACATCGCTTCCCTATTCTTCGACTTGCCGGCGTTCGCCTGCGGGCGCCTTGGGGGCGCTACGGGCGGGGCTGAGGCGACCTTCTGGGTTGCCTTGGCCTTGGCCTGCTCTGCCGCAAGACCGAGCTTGGCGTAGTGCGCCAGCTTGAACATGCGGTGATCGGTGACGCCTGCCAGTTCCTCATCGGTGAAGCCGAGTTCACGAGCGGCACTGGTGGTGCTCTCGAAGAACTTCTTGCGGCCTTCCGGTGTGGCGACGGTGGGGAATGCCTCGACAAGCTTGGCGTTTTCGGTGCCCAGCACCTCTTTACGCTGCTCATCGGTGAGCGTGTTCAACACGTCCTTGGGGGCGTTTGCCTTCTCGATCAGCTGGGCCACTTGGGCCATGGCTGTGTCGTGCAGGGCCTTGTCCCGCACATACTGCGCGGGGTTGCTGATCGCCAGATTGGGATCAGGTGCCTTGGGTATCGAAGCCTGGAGAAATTCTGCGACGGCGTTCACTGATTGAGTGACGCGGGTTGAGAGTGCTTCCAGATCGCGGCGCTTGTTGCCAAGCTCCTGCGTCTTTCGGCTGTAATCTGCCTGCCTCAGATATCCGGCTTTGATTTCGCTCAGCGGGAGCTTTTCATTGCCGAGGGGAACGAGAATGTCGTCGGTGATTTCGGGCGCTTCGGCGTCGGCCTCATCGGCCTGCGCTTCGTCGTCTTCGTCTGCGACTGGTTCATCGTCTGGATTGACAGGCTGATCGGACTCTTGATCGGTTTCCTCGATCTCATCCGGCTCACGTTCGGGATCGGCCTCGATCTGCTCAACTTCTTGATTGTCCAGCTCCTCGCCGGGTTCGTAGAAATTGAGGTTTTCGGGGTTGTCGAGAGCAGTCGGAGGGTTGGTGTTATCGTTCTCGCCCGAAGGCAAGTTGTCGTATTCACCTGGCATGCGTTCCTCGGGGAGGTTAGTGCGCCGGCACTATGCTGGCGCTTGGCGGCTCTGCGGCGCGGATTGGCCCTCTTTCGAGATGGCTTCCAGCCGGGAGCGAACTGTCCTGATGGCACGGACCTCGGCAGCACTGTTCCTGCGGGTCTCATCGTCATTCATGTGTGCGTTGATGCACTGGTTGGTTGCTGCGCGCTCTAGGTCGTCCCAGAGGGCGAGGAAAAACGGGATTTCGAGAACGGTTTGAGCGGCGCGGGCGCGATCTTCGGAGGTCATTTACGGCCCTCGGGGCGCATGCTCTTTTTTGCTGCCTTGGAGATCAGCATATCCATCAAGGGCGTGGCCGGCGGCTTGTTGGGTAACTCCCGATTGTAGGTGGTCACAACGCCTTTGACGAAATCGAAACGCTTTACTTCAACGATCATTGTCCTGCCCTCTCGTTCTTCTCAAACGCCCTGCCGATGCTGCTGGCCTGCGCCTGCTGAATACTGGCATCCCGCCCTGCCGCTGCAATGCGCTCACGGCTGACGATTTCCTCGCGCTTGAGTTGGGCATCGGCAGCGATCTTTTCGCGCTGCACCTGATGATCCTGCGCCTTGAGCGCCGCTGCTGCGATAAGCTCCTGACGCTTGGCCTCGGTCTGGGCTTCCAGTTCGGCAAGCTGCGTCTGCAAGTCGGCCTGCATCTGCGCGGCTTCCTTGTTCGTCTCCACCTGCATCTTGGCCGCGAACTCAGATTGCTTGGTCTGGGCCTTGACCTGCTCGATGGCCACCTTGCCCTCGGTGCGCTTGTCCTCAAGGGCCAGTGCGGCCTCTGCCTTGATCTGCTCGGGGCTCGGTGCCTGGCTTTGCTGCTCCATGGCCTGCTGCACTGCTGCCGGGTCCGGCTTGGTGAAATACAGCCCAACGGACTTGAGCCCGGCGGCTTCCACCATCTTGGAAATGCCGTTGTAGATATTATCCACGCTGACGAACTGTTGGCCGACAACTGGCCCCATGGAGCCAAGGATCTTCTCTTGCAGCCCAATGACGTGCTGCATCATCATCATGTCGCGCTCGCGGGTGCCGGCGCCAAGGCCGACATTCACAATCGCGTCCATGTCCGCGTTCCAAGTGCGGGGATCAAACGTCACCCACTCATCGCGAAGGCGCACGGTGCGGGGCTTGTCCTGATGCTGGATCACCAGCTTGAGCAGCCCGCGGAACACCGGTTTGAGGCTTTCGGCAATGCACCGGACCATCATCTCGGTCTGCCCGATGCCGGCCTGCTCTACCATAGCGGAAGCCTTGGCGGTCATGTTCTGCAGTGCATCGGGCGCCATGCCGCTGGAGGCGTCGGAAATGCCGGTGCGGTCGGTCATCTCCTCATCGAGGTAGGACAGCATGGCGAAAGACTTGTCGGCCACGAGGGGCACGATGTTGTAACCAACAGCAGCGCGCACATCGACGCCCTGCCCCACAATGATGGGCTCGCCAAATCGCGGGTTGGTGACGCTGGAGGGGTTCTGAACAACGCCCTCTTGCACGATGGGCTGGAGATTGTTCTGCCAGTAGAGGTTATCCATGGTCTGCCGCAGCAGCACGGTTTTGATCTTCTGGATTTCCTTCACGTCATCGGTGATCGAGTTGCCTTCCCACTGATGCGGGCGGCGTTCGCTCACGATGTCGGCGTAGTTGACCTCATCCCAATCATCGTTCTCGAGCAGGTTTTCTTTCTTGAGCCCACCAGCGAATACCAGCCGGCGAAGCTCCGCAATGCCGTCATCATCATAATCGACGCGCACCAGCAGCTCGTAATAGTCCAGCTCTTCCATCGCCTTGGTCGTGGCGTCGTCGTGCTGATACACGTCGCGGCGGCGGGTGCTTTCCTCGGCGTCCTGGTCTGACGTGCCGGCCGGGGCAGCGGTTAGCTTATCGATCTCCGCCCGGTCATAGCCCATTGCCACAAGGTCAGAGCGGCGCATCTTGAGGTGCTCGCCCACAATAGGGCTGTCCTCAAGGCGTATGGCCTCTGAGCTAATCAGGAAGTTCTCAGGCGCAATGGCAGCGATACGAGGCAGTGACTTGGTGACGCGGCGCTTGATCCGCACATCATGCACCGGAACCGGCGTCGGCATCGGTGCGCCCGTCTCAGGGTCGGGCATCTCCACCATTTCAGTGCGGGCGGTGTGCTCGACCACTTCAACGTCATCATCTGACACAAGGACGGCGAACTCTTCCTCGCCCAGCCCCGTGTGCAGCGAGGCCTTCACCTCGATCCTGGTTTCCTGCCACCATTTTATGATGCCGTTGCGCAGGCGGATCGCGTCATTGATCGCGTCCTCGATCTGCTGGCGGCCATGGCACTCAGGCAGCGCAACATAGTTCACATAGTCGCTGGCAGCTTCGGCGCTGTCCTCATCGCCCTCACCGATGGGCGTGTATTCGACCACCTCATCATTGCCCAGGATGGTGCGGAGAACCGATGGCAGCACTTTTTTGACGGCAGAGCGCACATCGCGGGACACAACCTTGGACCGGCCCTCGTCAACCGGCACGTCGCTCATGATGCCGTCGAAATACTCCATGGCCGTTTCACGGTCGGCGGAGCGGTCATTGCGGTAGGCTTCGGCGTCACTCACCAGCCCAGCGACAACCGTGCACAGGCGCTCGTCGTCCATGATGTCGCGCTGTGCCATTAGACCACTTTCCTTGGAGCAAAGCCCCAATCGTTCGCGTTGGGCTTTACCTTGGCGAAGCGCTTCATCATGACGGCGTATCGAGCAGCGGAAATCACGTCATCCCGCTCCTTGACGATCTTGCCGTCCTTGCGGTGATAGGTGCGGCGCTCTTCCAAGAACGCACCGCAGCTGCTGAAAACCTTGAACCGGCCGGTAAGCATCCGGTCCAGCATCTCCATCAGACCCGCTTCAACGCTGTTGCTGCCGTCCTCGAAAACGGCGCGCTCGGGGAGCATATTCAGCCCCTGATCGCGATACTGCTTGGACAGGTTCTCACCCGCCGCCGTGTCGTTGTTGCCGTCATGCGGCCAAGCCCACGGCATCCACGCTCCCCAAGCCTTGAAGGCGGCCGCATGGACAACAGGCGTTGCGTGGCGCTGCCTGTAATCCTTGGTGAGGTAAATCACGTCTGCATCACGGTCCCAGGCTATCGACGCGCCTGCCGTTGGGTGGTCCCACCCAAAATCCATGCCGTTGAGCTGCACCCAGTGCTTGGGGATCTCGAACGGCTCGCAAGTGATATCTTCCTCGATAACCGGGAAGATCAGACCAGAGCCCATCGAAGGGATGCCCTTGGTCCGCGCCTCTCGTTCATGCAGCGGGTAGCTGGCGATGATCTTGCCGCGCTCTTCGGGGGTATAATGCTCAGCATCGTGGATGGTCATCGAAATGACCGTCCGGTCCTCTGAGCCTTCATCCTTTTCGAGAATGTACCGAGCAACTACCGCCGACATGCCCTTGAGCGGCGTGAAGGTGACTGCAATCGAGCCGCCAGTGGCGTTCGTGCGGGTGATGCCCTCGAAATACACATCCTCGGGCGGCTCTTCATCGAACCAGACGTAATCAACCGTGGTGGCCTGCCACTTACCCCGGCCCTGCTCATACGCTTTGAGGTACAGGGTGGAGACGCCGCCTGACACATGACGAACCGTGACGGTATCGAGTGCGCCCGAAACGCCAGAGCGGCGGGTTGTTGCCACGATGGCCGAGTGCGGGATATACCCGGTCCCCCAGTCCTCTTGGTTCATCGGCGGCCCGACCAAGAGCCGCTGCACACCGTCTCGGGTTAGCTCATAGCTTTCCGAGCCGGCCAGCATGGTGATCGGGTGGCTAAAGCGCCGGCCATCCCACCAGTCGGGGTAAATGCCCGTGAGGTGCATCGCCGCTTCGGCTGCGCCAGCATAGGTTTTCCCGAGCTGGTTGCCCGCCATGAACAGGCGCTCGCGATAAACAGCTCCTTCTAGGTGGAATTCCCTCTGCTTGGCGTAAGGGCGATAATCCCTAAGCCTGTTCATCACCTTCAAGCGGGCTTGCCGTTCCAGCAACTCCGCCAATTCCAGCCTTTCCGAGTAGCTCAGCGAGTCGAGCATTCACCTGTTCCTCGCTCATGGTCTGGATGCTGCCGGAATGGTTCACGTCGATCTTGTCGCCATACTTCTTGGCCTGGAGCTTGCCAGCCATCCACTTCCGCGCCTCTACCCGGAGTTGCGAGCGCCGCATGGCCTCGCCGTTCTCGCGCCAGCCAATGTTCTCGCCGTCTGCGTTCTTCCGCTCCATCCAATCGTTGGAGCCATCGTCGGCAATTTCGAGGATCTCATCGAAGAGAGCGTCGGCCTGCATTTCCCGTGCGCGCGCGTATTGTTCCGAGAATGTGGGCTGCTCAGTCAGCCACTTACAAACCGTTGACGTTGAGGGCATGCCCTCAGCAGCGCATATAGTTCGTAGGCTCTGCCCATCAGCGATAAGCTCGCAAATGGCATCGGCCTTCTCTTGGGTGAAGGTTGTCTTGCCGGCCATTGCTCTTCCTATGGGATTGGGCAATCTCCCGGCTTCCCACCGGGTTTGACGCAAGGCTCCGTGCGCTGCGGAATGGGGTCGAGCGGCCCGGTTGGTGCAAAGGATGCTGGAGGGGTGTCCGTCCGCTCGATGGGGGTCAGGCTGCTTTCACCCTGATCATCCTGGGCCTGCGGGGGTATCTGCTTCCCCGTTCCCATTACTCTCAAAGATCGGGACGCGCCTGAAACTGAATTGAGGGGCGAGGCCCGCTGCACCGTCTGAGGCCCAGGGGCCTATAAGCGACGGGTAAGGGCTGCTCGCAACGCCTCAAACTGAATTGAACTACTTCCATTTCGGAAGCTGTTGACTTGATACGGGCTAGGCCACTCGCTACCCATCCCGAGGTTCGCGCAAGGTGCCGTTGGTCTTAACGGGGGCCGAAGCCCTCTCCCAATACATCGGTGCGCTTACGGGCCAAAGCCTTGTCCGCCTGCCGTATCAAACACAAAACCCGCCGGTTAGGGCGGGTCTGCTCTCTGGACACATTGTGTCACTCTGCATTAATGACTAAACCTGATTTGGGTTAAGAGGTCAAGCCGCCTTCTTCGCTTCCAACCCGAAATGTTTGACCAGCCCATTCAGCGCCGTGCGCAGTGCCCCATTCATTCGGTCTGCCGGCATCTCCTCGACAATGACCGTGCGCAAGGCAATGAACCGCTCCTTGGCTTCTGCTGCGGGGGCGTGGCCTTGCACTGCCCTGTTGGCGTCATCCATGCGCTGCTTGGCTGCGGCACAGCGGCGGGCATGCTCATCGTCGCTCATGGTGCTCGTGCCGCTTGTGTGGGTGGAGAAGCCCCGAGGCGCGTTGATGGCGGCATGGTAGGCGCTTAGCAGCTTCAACCAATCCTCCCCTGCCTGCCACTGGGCATCGCTGATGGAGCCGGTCAGACACATGCGCCCGAGAAGGGTTGCGGCCTTCTGGTCCTTGGCGTCCTCGGCGGAAACACCGAACACCTTTTGGCGGTACTCGATGGCTGTCTGCATTTCGTCCCGAGCCTTGTCCCCCACTGACTGGCGCTGTGGCCGGCCGTTTGCTTCCCGCTTCACGCCTACTTTTCGTTTCCGGCCAGCTCTTGCCATTGTCTCTGCCTCTATGGTGTTTGGGTGGGGGTTAGGGACGAAGATCGCTGATCAGCTGGTCCACTGCCCCAGCAATTTTGGGGTCGCACTGCGGCCCCTCCTTCCAGAGCATGTGCAGGATCTCGTGCAGGCGGTCCTCAACCGGGCCGTAAATCTCCTTGAGGATCATGCGGCGCGCTCTCTCGCCCATTAACGGCAGTGCCCGAGAGTCATCCGCCCATTGATCCACTCTCAGCGTTGCCGAGGTCCGGACTTCAAAGGCGCGGTCAAACCTTAGGGGCTCAGGCACCTCCGCCACTTCGTGCTGGAAAGAGAGGTGGCGAGTAAGCGCCTTCACCTGCCCGGTTTGTGCGGTCTGCATTGCTTCGATAATCGGCAGCTTCATGCTCATCCCTGCTTCTCCTTGTTGGTGTTCACGCGTTGGGTGGGGTTACATACTTTGAGCAGCGGCATGCATTTCCTCGCCCAAGGCTTCCTCGGGCGTCATCCCATCCACGAACATGCCCACCCA